GCGGCCGTCGTCGGCCTCGACCGCTTCGCGGAGTCCGATTGGCTCGCGCTCGAGGCCGCGGTTGGCAAGCCGGTGGACCTCGAGCCGGAGGTCTACGACGACGAGGTGCCAGACGCGGAGGCGGCTGAGATCACGGCATGAAGATCAAGACGCAGTGCTCGAAGTGCGGCGCGGATCGCTACGCCGACCCGCCGGTGCCGTCGCCCTACGTCTGCAAGCGGTGTCTGGCTGGAGCGAAGCCGAAGACACCGAAGCCAACCCCAAGCGCTTCACCACCGAGCGGCGACCCGTTCATGCGCGACGACCGCAAGAATCCCGACGGGAGCCTGAAGCGCGTGGAGCAGTCTCGGAAGTGGATTCCGAACACGCGCGGGTGGTTGCGGAGGAGCCGGTGACCGGATCGATCCATGGAGGACCACATGCCTGAGCAGCAGCCGATCCCGCCGCATATCTGGCGGCGAATCCGAGAGTTCCTCGAAGCCGTGCCGGAGAACTGGCCGGGCGGCGCGGAGATCGTGCTCAAGGTCTCGAAGCAGGGGATCGTGACTGCCTGCACATGCCAGGGGCGAATCGAGTGATCTCGTAGTAAAATCAGCCAACCTAGGGGCAACCCTGGCAACCCCAGACGCCCCGCAACGCGGCGTTGGTGCCGATGGAGTCGACGTGGCCAACGCCACTCGCCGCTCCAGGTCTCGCGCCGGCGCCTGATGGCCTTCACCGCCACCCACCTCGCAGAGCTCGAAGCGACAATCCTCGCCGTCACGCAGGGCAAGGCCGTCACGTTCAACGGCCGTTCCGTGACGCGCCAAGACCTGCCGGATCTCCTCAAGCTCCGCGCGCTGATGATCGCCGAGATCAACATCTCGGCCGGCGGTGCCAGCTCGCGGCTGGCGGCGACCAGCAAGGGCACATGATGGTCGCCTGGATCGATAAGCTCACCGCCCCGTTCGCCCCGCGGTGGACGGCTCGGCGCGTGCGCGCCCGCATCGCCCTCGACGCGCTCGCCGGGTACGATGCCGCCTCGTATGGTCGTCGCACCGCAGGCTGGAAACGTCCGTCGACGGACGCCAATGCCGAATTGCGAGGCGCGCTCGCGACGCTCAGAAGCGATGCGCGTGAGTTGATTCGGAACAACGCCTTCGCCGAGTCCGCGCTCTCCACGATCGTCAACCACACCTGCGGCGGCTGGGGCATCGCCGCCTCGACGAAGCACAAGCAGGCGGCCGAGCTCTGGAAAGCGTGGGCCGGAACGACGGCGTGTGATGCCGACGGCCGACAGGACTTCGCGGGCCTGCAGAAGACGGTCATGCGGACCGTGGTCGAATCGGGTGAGTGTCTCGTGCGCCGCCGCCTTCGCCGGCCCGAAGACAATCTCCCGATCCCCCTCCAGTTGCAGGTCCTTGAGCCTGACTATCTCGACTCCACGAAGGACAATGCCACCGCGGCTGGCTTCGCCTCGTCGGATGGCGGCGCCGACAGGTCGATTATCCAGGGCATTGAGTTCGATCGGATCGGCCGCCGCATCGCCTACTGGATGTTCCGCGATCACCCAGGCTCCTCGCACCCGCCGTCGCTCTCGCTCACGTCGGATCGCATCCCGGCCAGCGAGATCCTGCACGTCTATCGACCCGGTCGTCCGGGTCAGGTGCGCGCGCCCTCGTGGTTCGCGGGCGTGGCGCTGCGGATGAAGGACTTCGACGAGTACCTCGACGCGGCGTTGATGAAGCAGAAGATCGCCGCGTGCCTGGCGGTCATCACGTCGGATATCAGCGGGGATGCGACGCCGCTGGGCATCGCGGTCGCCCAAGGCGCCGGCGAGATGCAGTGGGACCGCCTCGAGCCGGGTCTGATCCACAACGCCCCGCCCGGCCGGAGCATCACCGTCGTCGACCCGCCGGCCATCAACGAACACGCCGCCTATGCGAAGACCGTCCTCAGCGAGATCGCCACCGGCCTCGGCGTCGCCTACGAGGACCTGGTCGGCGACTACACGGGTCTCCCGTACTCCGCCGCCCGCATGTCGCGGATCCGGCACTGGGAGAACGTCCACGGCTGGCGCTGGGGTCTCCTCATCCCGCAATTCTGCGACCCCGTCTGGCGCTGGGCGATGCAGGCCGCCGTCATCGGGGCCGCGCTCACCGAGACCCCCGCAGTGGAGTGGACCCCGCCGCCGCCCGCGCTGCTGGATCCTGGCGTCGAGGCCATCGCCTACATGCGGCTCCTGCGCCTCGGCGCGATCACGTGGCCCGAAATGGTGCGCGAGCTCGGCTATGACCCCGATGAACAGCTTGACGAGATCGCGCGGTGGAACGGGGCCTTCGACAAGGCGGGTGTCATTTTTGACGGGGACGGACGCAAGATGACGCAGGGCGGGCAGCTCCAGGGCGCCGCGGCTGGGTCGAGCCCGCCGCAGGCCGTCGCGAGACTCCTCGATGAACTCCGGCGCGACATCACGGACGCGGCCAGCAACGGCGCCAGCAACGGAGGAGGGCATTGATTACCAAGCTCGACGTGAGGGCCGACGTCGCGGACCAGGACGACAAGTCGAAGCGCAACGGACACAGGGCGCCAGAGACCCCACTGCCGGCGCCGCCCACACCCGCCCAGCGCCTCGCCGCGGCGCGCGCGCTGCAGCCGCCCTCCTCGTCGCCTTGCCGCGATTGCTGGACCCGCGGTCAGCGCGCGGCCATCCTCGCGATGGAGGCCGGAGAAGATCCCGGAGCCGTACGTCCTGGCGTGCGCGATCAACATGATCTGAGGGCATTCAATGCGGGCCGTGACGCGGTCGCCGAGTGTTCTCGGTGATCTGGCCAGAACCGAGGGCGCCGGAATCCCCTCCACCGATCGACAACCCCAGAGTCCTCACCGCTCGACAGGCTGAGGTCTACACGCTCGCCGCGGACTATCTGGCGAAGCTGGGGGAGGGGTGTACCAGGGCCTACATCGCCAAGCGCCTCAACCTCTCGCCGCGAGGCTGCCAGACTCACGTCGACGCTCTCTGGCGAAAAGGCTGGCTTCGCTCAACGGGATCACCCGTTCTCCCACTTCATCCGGTGAGCCGGATACGCATTGGGGAGATGCCCTACTCGGAGCGTCGCCAGCGGCAGTCGATCTATCCTGTGGACCGGAAGCCCTTCGTCGAGCCGAAACTCCGCTTCTTCGTGCTCCAGAGAGATCACTTCACCTGCCAGTATTGTGGAGCCGCGAGTCCGGACGTCGCGCTTCACGTCGATCACGTCATCGCTCGGAGCTGCGGCGGGACGACTACGGCGGACAATCTCACCACGGCATGCGTCTCTTGCAACCGGGGTAAGGGGGTCATGTCGGCCGAGGAGTGGAGAGCGGAGTTAAGCAGTCTCCGGGGTCCGATAGGTATCGCAGAATGTAGCTAGCCCTCACCCTGTTCCCGGCGTCACCCTGCGCCCATGACCACCACGGTCGCCGCAGCCGACCGCGCCCAGACGATCGAACAAGGTCCGCTCAACATCGTCGCCGCGATCGCGCCCTCGAGCATCAACGTCGAGGCGCGCACCGCTGAGGTCATCTTCTATACCGGGGCGCCGATCCGCATGTACGACTGGGACCGCGGCGAGCCCTACCTGCTCACGTTCTCCCTCAAGCCGTCCGATGTCCGTCTGGATCGGCTGAGGAACGGGGCGCCGTTCCTCGACGCGCACCACGCCTCCGAGCTGAGCGCCGTCCTCGGCGCCGTCGAAAGCGCGCGCATCGAGAAGGGCCAAGCCGTCGCGACCGTGCGCTTTTCAAAGCGCGCCGAGGTCGAGCCGATCTGGCAGGACATCAAGGACCGGATCATCCGGAACGTGAGCGTCGGCGCGAACTTCTACAAGTTCGAACAGACCGAGGCCACCGGTACCACTCCCATGAAGCGGCACGCGACGGACTGGGAGCCCTTCGAGATCTCCGCGGTCCCGATCGGTGCCGATCCCGGCGCCAAAATCAAAGCCGCCGACACCGCGACGAAGCACGCGTGCGTGATCGTGCGTCGACAGGAGCTGAACATGGCAGAGGATCGGTCGGAAACCATCGCGGCAGACAACCCGATGATGATGCCGGCGTCGCCGCTTCTCAGTGCTCCAGCCGCGACATCAGTCGATCCGCCGGAGCCGAACGAGCGCGATGAGGGTGCCGCTGCGGAGAACGAACGCTGCGAGGGCATTCGGAGTGCCTGTCTGGCCGCGAAGATGCCACGATCCTTCGAGGACAAGCTGATCCGTGATCGGAGCATGTCTCTGGTCAAGGCGCAGGGCCTGGTGCTCGACGAACTGCGGAAGCGGGGCGGGGATGACCGTGGCCCTCGCTCGCCCAGTGGAGCCAGCGAGATCATTGTCGGGGACGACCCGTTCATCCACGTCCGCGCGGGCATCGAGGGCGCGCTGCTGCACCGCGTGGCCCCCCATCGGTTTCCCCTCGACGACAGGAGTCGCCACTACCGCGGCATGAGTCTGCTGGATGTCGGCCGAGCGTTCCTCAACGCCCGCGGAGTGCGCACGAGCAGCCTCGATCGCTCCAGGCTCGTCGATGCCCTGATGGTGCGGGCGGCAGGCCTCCACACCACCACGGATTTCCCGGGCCTCTTCGAGGACGCGGCGAACAAGAACCTCCGGGCGGCCTACGAGGCGGCACCGCAGACGTGGTTGACCATCTCCAGGCTCGTCACGCTGACGGACTTCAAGCCGTCTCGTCAGCTCCAGGTCGGAGATGCTCCCGCCCTGCTCGAGATCCTCGAGCACGGCGAATACACGTTCGGCACGATCGGCGAGGCGAAAGAGACGATTCAGCTCAAGACCTACGGCCGCATGTTCGGGATCACCCGCCAAGCCCTCATCAACGACGACCTGAACGCCTTCGGTGAAGTGCCGGCCGCGTTCGGCCGCAAGGCGCGCGACATCGAATCGGATCTCGCCTGGGCTCAGATCACGACCAACCCGACGATGGGCGACGGCGTGGCGCTGTTCCACGCGGGGAGCCACTTCAATCTGACCTCGTCCGGGACGGTGATCTCGGTGGCCTCGCTCGGTGTCGGCCGGGCCGCGTTGCGGAATCAAAAGGGCATCGATGCCGTGACCCCGCTCAATCTCTCGCCGAGCTATCTGATCGTGCCGGCGGCGCTCGAAACGATCGCGGATCAGTTCGTGACCCAGATCACTCCGGCGGTGTCGGGTAGCGTGAATCCCTTCGCGGCTGCCGGCCGCACTCCGCTCACCACGATCGTCGAGCCGCGGCTCGACGTCAACAGTGCCACGGCCTGGTACATGGCGACCAACGTCTCGCAGGCGCCACTGCTCTATCACGGGGTCCTCGACGGGCAGGAAGGCCCTCTCGTCACGCAGATGGAGGGCTTCGACGTCGACGGCATGAAGTTCCGGTGCCGGATCGATGTGGCCTTCAAGGCCGCCGACTGGCGCGCCGCGTACAAGAACGTCGGCGCGTAGGCGCAGCCCAAGGAGACTGGCATGAAGACATTTTCCCAGGACGCTGACAACCCCACTCACACGGCGCCCGCCAACGTGACGGCCGGCATCGGCGTGAAGATTGGCGACCAGCTGGTCATTCCGACCACCACCGTCCTCTCGGGCGCCCAGTTCACTGGGGTCGTCCGGGGCGTGGTCGAGCACGCGAAGTTGTCGGCTCAGGCGTGGACCGAAGGCCAGCAGGTCAACTGGGACGACACGAACAAGCGGTTCACGACGGTCACCACGGGAAACTTCAAAGCTGGCTACGCCTATCGGGCGGCGGCCAACCCGACGGCGACCGGCCTGGTCTTTCTCTACGGCTCCGGTCTCGGAGCGGCTCTCGCGTAAACGATGCTCAACGCCCACCCCGACCTTGGAGTCTTCGATACCGTCTTCGCGACCGAGGCGACTGTGATCGTCCCGGGGCACGCCCCCGTCCTCATGCCCGTCATTCCCGACGGACGTCTCGGGCAGCAGACCCTCGACCGCGAGGGCGATACGTTCATTCTCAATTCGCCCCACTTCGATCTCCGCCGCGACGTGATCGGCGACGAGGTGCCCGTCGACACCACGATCACCGCGGCGCGCGTGGAGGGCCAGAGCCCGAAGGCGTGGCGTGTGATCCGCACCGTGGACCTCGACCCCGAGTACATCACCTGCCTCGTGGTGTGATGACGTGATCACCGTCGAGGGCACCGAGCGGATGGCGGCCAACCTGCTGGCCATCGGCAAGGATCTGCCCATCGCCCAGATGCGGGCGATCAACCGGACGCTCGAGGGCGCGAAGACGCGCGCGTCGGCGGCCATCGTCGCGGATCTCGGCGGCGGTATCACGAAGCGGGCCGTCGACCGCTCACTCCACATCACGAAGGCGAGCCCGAGAACGCTCGAGGGCACCCTGGCGATCGGGCCGTATCGGCGCACGGACGGCAAGCCGCCGCACGTGCTGGGCCGGATCCCGATGCAGGACTTCCGGCCGTACCAGCTCCTGGCCGGCGTCCAGGCGGGCTCGCTGTTCGCGCCGCGGGCGTTCCTCGCCACGATGCGCAGCGGGCACAAGGCCGTGGTCGGACGCCGCCGCGGCGCCGGGCCGACCGGACTCGTCGGACGTCTGCCGATCGACGAGCGGTTCGGGCCGTCGCCGCTCCGCGTGTTCAACGCCAAGCTCGTCGACGAGAACGTGGCGACCGCGCGCGAGCAGTTCCGCTCGCGCCTGGTGCACGAGATCAACTTCATCCTGAGCCAGCGCGCCGGGCGCGAGGCCGCGTAGCGCGATGCCGCCGGCCGCCCCGCCGATCCGCGAGCAGATCGAGCGCGCCGTGGCCGCGCGCCTGGTGACGATCGTCGAGGGCCCGGACTACTTCTTCACGATCACGCCGGAGCGCCTCACGCGCGAGATGCTCGACCTGGAGCACTTCAAGTATCAGGCGCTGCTGCGCGAGGGGCCGATCCTCGGCGTGATGCGCGGCTCGGGGAGCACCTTCGATCCCGACTACTCGCAGACGAGCGAGAGCCACGCGCACCGCTTCGCGCTCTGGGGCTACGTCTACAGCGGGATCGAGGACGACCCCGTCAACGATCTGCTGAACCGGCTGTGGCAGGACGCGACGAAGTGCCTCCTGCTCGACCGCACGCTCGCCGGTCTCGCGAAGATGCTCCTCACGCCCGACGGTCCGATGGATACCGACGACGGCGCGAAAGAGCCCTACGGCGTCTTTCGCCAGCACTGGGTCGCGCACACGTAAAGGACGCGGATAAGGAGAACTGAGCCATGCCAGGATCACTCACGGGGACCCTCTCGCTGGGCGTCGACATTCTGGACAGCCGGCAGATCGGCGCCGAGGTGGTGAAGTCGCAGGTGGGCCCGAGGTTGCTGCAGTGGACCGTCGCTCCGGGCACCGGTGTGGGCCTCGCCGACCTCAAGTGGACGAGCCTGTCACGAGCGCTCGCGGCGAGCGCCAACGAGGATCACGACCTGGCGGGGGCCCTGCTGGACGCCTTCGGCGTCGCCGTCGTCTTCGCGAAGCTCAAGGCGCTCTACGTGTTCAACACGACGGCGCTCGGCGGCAACAGGATCCGCGTGGGCCGCGGGGCCACCAATGGCGTGCCCTGGATCTCGGCCGCCAGCGCCGGCGTCGACATCGGCCCCCAGAGCGGGTTCGGCTGGTTCGACCTGGTCGGCATCACGGTCACGCCCACGACCGGCGACCTCATCAACGTGCTCAACACGGCGGGCGTCACCGGCGTGACCTACGACATCTACCTCGGCGGCTCCAGCGCGTAGCCCGAGCGGGGAGAGGAGAACTCCATGAGCCAGGCCGTACACGCCAAAGGCACGCTGATGCAGGTGGAGACCTCGGAGGGCTCCGGCGCCTACGTCACCATCCCCGAGGTCGGCGCCATCGAGGGGCCGAGCCCCGACAAGACCGAGCACGACGTCACCAGCCACAGCACGGACGGCATCCACACGGAGACCCTGCTCGGCCTGGTGAACTCGGGGGCCCTCAGCTTTCCAATCTCGGAGATCCCCGCCAACGCGCTGCACAAGCAGCTCCGGAACGACGCCTTCACGCTCACGAAGCGCAACTACCGCGTGGTCGAGACCAGCGGCGAGTTCGCGACGTATCGGTGCGCGGTGAAGACCTACGCGCGGAGCCGCCCGACGGACGGGCCGCGGCGCGCCCAGGTCACGCTGCGCGTGCTTGAGCTGCCGGCGTTCAGCGATTAAACGACGCGCGGCGGCTGACGCCGCTCGGTGGGGTACTCCGGCGCCTTTCTCCTCCTTGGGGGCGCCGGGGTTCTGAACGTGAAGCCGGGATAGCGACCCCGCCCTGAGACCCCGGTGGGCATCAGCTGCCGCGTTTAACCCGGCCCTGTCAGAGGGGCCGGTCACCACGAAGGAGGTTCCTCATGGCGAAGTCCATTCCGGTCGAGCTCGGCGGCAAGGTCCGGTATCTCCGCTTCAGCAGCAAGTCGGCGCAGCGCGCGACGAACGAGCTGCAAGCCCACATGCAGGTGGGCCTCGTGCAACACAAGCTCCAGATCGACGGCGCCGCGAGGCTGATCGAGGAGCAGAACGACCGCGACGGCATCGTGATCTTCCTCCGGCACGGCCTCGAGGAGAAGATCTCCGAGGAAAAGCTCTGGTCCTGGATGGACGCCCACCTCGAGGCCCACGACTCGCTCCACGGCATCGCGAAGGCGCTCGTCGACGCGCTCATCGAGGCCCGATGCGTCCGTGAGGTGTCACCCGATCGTTCCGAGGAGGAGCGACCGCGCCCTACGCTGGCGATGGCGAGCCCTCCGAGGGGCGACTAGTTCGCGAGCTTCAGGGGATCGACGTGGACGCCTGGATCGAGGAGACCGAGCCCGTCGCGCTCGGGCTCCTCGGTCTCAAGCCGTGGGAATTCGACCGCTGCACGCCGGGCGAGGTCGAGGCCATGCTCGCGGGCGTCGCGTACCGCCACGAGCTGCTCTGGGACATTCTCGCGCGCCACGCGCTCCGCACGGGCATGTGGTCGCAGGACGCCCGTCCATCCCTCAGCGACGTCATCGGCCGCGAGCCGAAGCCGTACGACCCGCGCTGGCAGCCGAAGCCATCGGATGAGGACGACGCCGAGGAGCGCCACGAGCACGACCTGGTCGAGGACTCCATGACCCTCGCCCGAGAGTACGAGTCGCTGGGCATGGCGCAGACGGGCCGGCTCACGCCCGAGGAACTCGCCCGGGCGCGAGACGAGGCGCGGGTGCGGTAGTGGCGAACGAAGGCACGGTTGTTATCCGAGTCGTGGCGAGCGGGCCCGCCGAAGCGGCCCGAGCGCTCGAGGCCGTCGCGCAGTCAGGGGCGAAACTCCATTCAGTCGTCGCGGGCGGAGCCGCGGCCGCGAGCCGCGAGCTCTCCGGCCTCCGCGACACGGCGAAGCGTGTGTTCGAGGTCTTCACGGGCGTCAACCTCGCGAACGTCTTCCAGCAGGCGGTCGTCGCCATCAAGGACTACGTGCTGGAGGCCTCGCGGATGGCGCGCGAGGCCGAGATGCAACAGGCCTCCTTCATGGCGCTGACGAAGGCGATTGGCGTCAATGGCGAGGCGCTGGCCGAGCAACTGATGAAGGCCTCTGACGGGCTGCTCGACATCGAGGACGCGATGCAGGCGGCCTCGAAAGCGCTGATCGAGGGCCTCCAGCCGAAGCAGATCATCGAGATGATGGAGGCGGCGCGCCAGCTCTCGAAGCTCTTCGGGGGCGACGTCAAGGCCGCGTTCGACGCGTTCGCGCAAGCCGCGGCGACGGGTCGAACGCGGGCCCTCCAGATGGTCGGCATCCAGGTCGACGCGACGGAGGCGGCGAAGAAGTACGCGGCGGCGCTGGGCGTCGAGGTCGACCAGCTCACGGACGCGCAGCGAGCGCAAGCCATCCACACCGAGGCGATGGCGAAGGCCAAGCCCGTCGTCGACAGCCTGACGGGCGTCAACAACCTCCACGCCGAATCGGTCAAGCGGCTCCAGGTGGCGTGGAAGGAAACGCAGGAGTCGTTCGGGGAGCTCCTCAATACCGTGGCGGCGGCCATCCTGGAGTGGATTCAAAAGATTGGCCGCGAGATCGGGACGATGGGGCCTGCGCTGACCGAGCTCGGCAAGATCTGGAAGGCGACGTGGGAGGGTGCGCTCGAGGTGCTTCGTCCGGTCGGCACCGTCCTAGAGAAAACGATCGGGCCGACGATCAAAGAGACGTTTAGAGAGATCGCCATCATCGGCGTCGGCCTCGCGGCGGTGATGGTCCCCCTGGCCAACATTACGGCCTTCTATGGGAGCCTCGCCGACGACCTCGCGAATGGCCGGCTTCCGAACATGACGAAAGCCTTCGCCGCGGGTGAGGCGGCGATGAGCGCGGCCACGACGCGATTCCAGGAAGCCCGTGACGCCCTCGATCGCTTCAACGATAGCGCCAAGGGCACCACTGAATCGCAGAAGGAGCTGAGCAAACTCGGCACGAATCCGCTCGGCAACCTCCCGAAGAACGCCGCCATGTCGGCTGCCGAGATCAAGAAGCTGGGCGAGCAGATCCTCAAAATGCACGTCGACTCGGCAGAGGCCATCATCGCCGAGTCGACGCGCGCCCTCGAGGCCGAGGTCGAGATCACCAACAAGGCGCGCCAGCACGAACAGCAGATGCTCGCGCTGAGCGACGCCGAGTGGGTGGCGCACATCGACGCGCGCCTGGCGCTCCTCCACGAGAGCCAGATGGCCGAGGTGGAGATCAACAATCGCGCGCGGGCGGAGGAAGCGAAGACGCTCGCGATGTCTGACGCCCAGTGGGTGCAGCACGCCGAGAACGTGCAGCAGGCGTTGCATGACGAGCAGATGGCGATCGTGGACATCACGAACGCCGCGCGGGCCGTCGATGCGGTCTTCACGTCGATCAACCTCCAGTCGCAGCTGCTCGGCCCGAGCTTCGATGCGCTCGGGGCCAGCCTCGACGCGGTGCGGGCGCGGATGCTCGCGGTGGCGAACGCGGCGGGGGGGATCACGCCGGAGGTGGTGCGCCTCAAGGCCGAGTTCGATCGCTTGTCCGATCTTGCGAACGCCCGCGACTTCTGGCGCGACATCTTCGGCTCGATCACGCAAGGCATCGACCAGGTCGTCAAGGGCCTCCAGCAGGGGACCCTGACGTGGAAGTCGTTCGGCGACATCGCGATGCAGGTCATCAACTCGATCGCCGCCGAGCTGATCAACCGACTCCTCAAGCGCGCCATCGAGCCGGTGATCGACGCGCTGATCTCCGTGTTCACGGGGAGCGCAAGGCTCGCGACGAGTGGCGGAGGCGCGGTGGCTGCGGCGCTCGGCGGCGGCGGTGTCACGATGACGGACCCGCTCGGTGAGGGCACGTTTACCCTCGGCGGCGCCGGCCTGGCCGGCGGAACCGACGTCATGGCGCTGGCCGGCTTCGGCAACACGCTGATCGGCATCGGCGGCAAACTCGTCACCGTCTTCGACTCCGTCGTGGCCGCGGGGCAGACCTTCGCGCTCGCGCTGCGGTCCGGCGGCACGCTCGGCGAGGCCTTCAACGCTGCGGGCGTCGCCGCCAACGTCGGGAAGATGAGCACCGCCGCCGCGAGCTTCACCGCCGTCGCGGCCGCGGTGGGCATCGCCCTGACCGCGATGCGGAAGGACATCACGGACGCCGGCAAGGCCGTGCAGTCGGCACTGTTGGCTGCCGCCGCTGCCGCCGCGATCTTCGGCGGCCCCTACGGCTGGCTGGCCGCCGCGGGGCTGGCGATCACTGGCTTTGTCCTCGAGTTCACCGGCGTCTTCAGCAAGGCGTCCGAGCGCTGGCTCTCGTTCTCGACGCGGCTCTCGGAGACGCTGACGAAGGAGGGTGAGGCCGTCACGGCGTTCGGCAACCAACTGTCCGAAGCCGTCGACCTCGCCGGTGTCGCCAAGTCCATCGAGGACTTTCGGCACTCGATCGAGGACCAGGCGGGCGTCGGCGGCTTCTTCGCGGCCACGGCTGGGCTCGGGCCGTTCCAGGTGCCCGGCATCCCCGGCGCCACCGGCACCCAGCACGAAGGGGGGCTGGCGTTCAACTTCGGCCCGTTCATCGACCAGTTTCAGGCCGGCATCAACACGATGCTCGACGCGATGCGGAACACGATCAGCGTCGAATTCGCCGACGCCGCCCGCAAGGCGCTGCCGGATGATGTCGCGGCCGCCTTCGTCAACGGCCCCATCAAGGCGATCCGCGAAGAGTTTGAACGCCTCGTGTCCTCGGCCAGCGCAACCGCCGAGGACATCAAGAAGTTCGAGGAGTCGCTCCCGGCGATCGGGGAGCGGTTGACGCAACTTGCGGGCCTCGCGAGCCTGATCGACGGGTTCATCGGGGACGCCGCAAAACTGGCCCTCGGCGGCATCGCGGAGGCGTTCGCGGCGAACCTCGTCGCCCCGCTCCGCCAAAAGCTCGTCGAGCTTGCCGGCAACGCCAACACGACGAAGGAAGAGCTCGAAGCGCTCACCAAGGAAATCGCCGCGGTGGCGGCGCTGTCGCAGCAGTACGTCAGACTCGGCGCCACGATCGCCGCCATGTCGCTCGACATGAACACGCGAATGGAGGGCGCGCTCCAGGCTATCCGGCTCTCAATGGCCCTGGCGACGCAGGCCGTCCAGGACGCCACGAGCCGATGGGCCGAGGCGATGACGAGCGAGGAGTTGGCGACCGCGGGCGCCGCGCTCGAAAAGGCCATCCTCGAGAAGTACGCGCTGGAGAAGCGGCTCGTCCAGGAGATCCAGGCCGAGATCGACCGGCTGCTCGACACCTTCGGCAGCAACTTCCTGTCGAACGCGATCACGTCCGCGCTGACGTCGCTCGACATCGGCAACGCGGGACCAATCGGGACGCTGGTCACGATGCTCAACCACGTCGCGACGAGCGCCGAGAACGCCTCCGTCCGGCTCTTCGCGGCCGCCGCGGCGCTCCAGGCGATCACCGCCGCGCTGCCGGCGCTCTTCGCGAAGCTCGCGGGGCTCGCGCCGGGCCAGGGCGGCTCGAGCGCCCAGATGCTCAGCGAGGGCATCGGGATCGCCGTGCAGGCCGCCATCCCGGCGCTCACGACCTTCGGGACGATGTTCAACGAGGCGAAGGCGTCCGGCAACCTGGAGGGTGCGCTCCAGATCCTCCAGACGGGCGCGGCGTCGTTGACGAACCTCGCGAACGGGCTGATCGCCGGTGTCGAGGCGTGGCGGACGGCATCGCTCAACGCCGCGCGCGCGAACACCGAGGCTCTGATCCGGATGGAGCAGGAGCGCGCCGACCAGGCCATCGCCGCTGCGCGTGCCGCCGCCGACGCCGCGATGGAAGCCAACCGCCTCCAGATCGAGGCGAACAACCTGGAGATGGACGCGCTCCGCGAGCAGCGCCGGACCATCGAGGAGAACATCCGGCTCTCGCGCGAGTGGGCGCGCGTGGTCGAGGACATCGACAAGATGATCGCCGACCTCAAGCTCGGCGGAACCTCGCCGCTGGGCCCGGCCGATCGACTCGCGTTCGCGCTGAGCAATGTCCGGGCCGCGGAGGCCGCCTTCGCCGCCAACGCCACGCCCGAGAACGCCGCGGCCGTGCAGCAGGCCATCCAGGCCGCGCTGGCCGCCGGCACGGACGTCATGCGTCGCCCCGGCCCGAAGTGGGAGGCGTTCTTCGACGAGATGGTGGGCAAGCTCGAGGCCGTCAAGGCCGCCGCGGCGGCGCGGGTCACGCCGGAGGAGAGCGCGGCGGCGAGCCTGCAATCCATCGACGAGCAGATCGCCGCGCTGACCGAGGCGAACAAGGGCCTCGAGGCCATGAATCGCGAGATCGAGCGGAACACGGCCGACGCCGTGCGCGCGATCGAGCAGCAGCGCGACGCCAACATCGAGGCCATCCGCGCCGCCGAGGCCGCCCAGGTCGCCGCGATCAACGCCGCGGCGGACAAGGAAATCGAGGGCATCAAGAAGGGGCTGGCCGAGGCCCTGGCCCTCATCGCGACGGAGCAGGCGGCCCTCACCGGCATCCTGCTGGAGCGACAAAACCAACTGATGCGCGAGGTCACCGGCGGCGATTCGCCGCTCGCGTTCCTGGCCAGGATCCAGAAGGACGCCTACGACGCGCTGGTGATCATCCGCGACCGGCTGACGGACATTTTCAACACGATTCCGCAGCACGCGCTCGGCACGGACTACACGCCGGGCGGTCTCGCGATGCTCCATCGCGGCGAGGCGGTGCTGAATCCCGAGGACGCCGAGGTGTGGCGCGGGATGAAGTCCGATGGCGGCGGCACGGTCCTGGCGCCGATGGCCGCGCCATCAGCTTCGAGTGGCGACGTCCACGTGACCTTCACCGTCGCGCCCGGGGCGTTCGTCGGGGCCAAGAGCGACGAGGAGATGTACCAGAAGTTCCTCGCGCGCGTGGAACGCGACTTCCGGAGCGGCGGCCGGCTCTACGAGGTTGTGATGGAGAAGACGGGCCACCACAAGGGGTCGCGCCGATGACCGTGGATCTCCGCGCCACGGTCACGACGGACTGGGTTCAGGCCGCGACCATCTACAACGTGAGCAGCCAGGCCGCCGGCTATCCCATCACGAACATCCAGGACCCCGCGTCGCCGGATATTCCCTGGAAGAGCACGGCCGCGACGCTGCAGCTCATCAGCATGGACCTCGGCAGCGCGAAGGCCGTGCAGTGGTGGGCGCTCTTGTACACGAATTTCGCCAGCGTCCAGATCTGGGCCGACGACGCGAACACCTTCGACTCCGGGGGGGGCGGGGAGCCCAACTACAAATCAGCGGTGCTCACGATCGGCGAAAGCCCGCTGAATGGCCGCCTCTGCCTCTGGCACGCCCCGACGTCGACGGTGACGCGGCGATTCTGGCGCATCGTGATTCCGGAGCAGACGCCCGTGACCGGGATCGCGAACCAGACCGATCTCCCGACCGCGTTCCGCCTGGGGGCGTTTCTCGTGTGTCCGCTGACGACGATCCGGAACTTCCGGTGGGGCTTCGATCCGACGCCGACGCAGCCGATCATCATCTCGCGCTCGCTGGGCGGCGGCTCGCAATCCCTCCTGATGGGTCCAGAGTATGCGCGCCTCACCGGCACGCGCAACGCGCTCGTGCGGGTGGCCAGCAACGGCGCGGCGACGGGCACCCTGCTGGCCGACGGGGTCGCCGAGTGGATAGCCTTCGAGCGCCGCTGGAAGGCGGCCGGCCGCGCGCTGGTCGCCCCGTTCCCTGACAACCCCTATGCCGTCGCCCTCCTCCGCCATGTCTCTGCGCGGCGCAGTGTGCAGTTCCCGGCGGACGACGTGAGCTTCGAGTGGGAGGAGGTGGCCTAGGTGGCGGACGTCATCTTCAAGCACGTCGTGCAAACGCTCCCGATCAGCGCCGCGGAGTATCACGCGACGACGGGCACGCACGAGGTCACCGGGGGCGAGGTCGGAACCGTCGTCGTCTTCGCCGCCTCGTCGCCGACGAAGCTCTTCTTCTCGAAGTCGCTCGGGCTCAACGCCGCGCTGCCGGTGGACGCGGGATGTTACTCGTCCATCCTCGGCGCGAACAACGTCACGGGCCTCTCGATCTGGCGGTTCACGGACACGTCTCCGACTGGGGACTTCTACCACTTCAAGACGTTGAATGGCGTGGTCTCGCTGGCGCGGATGGACATCAACGGGAGCGCGACCAGCACGTCGTATTCGACGGCGACCGTGATCTCCTCCGAGAAGTTCCTGACGGCCGGCGACCTGGGGCAGCGCATCCGGGCCGCCGCCATCGAGCTGCCGTCGACCGGCGGCATCGTCGATGCGCGAGACGCGACGGGGACGCAGACGATCTCGGTGAGCGCGACGGACGTGCTCAGTGGCATCACGAAGCCGCTGACGATCCTGCTTCCGGTGGGCACGATCACGGTCAACTCGACTGGCGCGGCCAACATCTTCGTCCTGAAGAGCAACCAGCGCATCCTCGGGTCGGGCATCGGGCTCACGATCATCAACGCCGACACGTTCACGTCGACGCCGTCGAACAAGGCCCCGATCGTCATGGACAACGGCATGACCGACTGCGAGGTGGGTCACCTGACGTTCAAGTCCAACGGCCTGACCACGAATCACCGCATCGCCGCCGGCGTGCTCGTCGGCACGACCACGCGCCCGTACGTCCACGACGTCCACTTCGACCTCTGGTACGGCAGTATCGGGGTCTACGTCATTGGCGCGACCTACGGGAAGTTCCACGACCTCAGCAGCATCTCGCGGGACATGTACTCCGGGCCGAACGAGGGCACGCCCGTGCTGGCCACGAATCCGGGATCAACCCTCGTCTTCGTCGACAACGCCACGCAGTCCTACGGGTTCCTCGCGCACCACGACATCCGGGGGATCACCGAGTTCAAGGGCGGCTGGGCCGTCGTCCTCCGACGCGCCGACCGCTGCACCGTGACCGATCTGTACGCGTGGGACGACACGCGCCTGTCCTTCGAGGGATTGAACGTCTGCCAGTCGTCGGACTGCACGTTCACCAACATTCGGTCCATCAAGCGCGGCGACGCCGGCATCATCATCGGCGCCGACAACGACATCGCCGGCGGGCCGGGCGGTGGCGGCACCAACTTCTCCAAGCGCAACGTGCTGTCCAGCTCGTACGTCGCCTACAACCACTTCGGCGGCATCGGCATCGGCGGCTGGGACAACCACGTCATCGGATGCGTAGCCATTGGCAACGGCTTCGAGGACGCGGTGTCGACGAACCGGCAGGGGTTCAGCGTCGCCTCGTTCGCCAAGGGCACCGTACTCCGAGACATCACGGCAGGCGATGATCAGGGCGCACCCACGCAGCAGTGGGGCATCCAGATCACGGCGGGCGCCGAGGACACCTACATCGAGGGCGCGCACCTCTTCAACAACGTGCAGGCGAACCAGATCGACGACGCCGGCACGAACACGCACTACGCGGGCTGGTATCGCAAGAACGACACGAAGCGGGCCGCGCGCTTCACGCGCATCCTGGCCGGCGCCACGCTCACGGAGTCCGCGTCGGACGACGAGCCAATCCAGGCGCGGGGCGCCGCGGCCGGGATCAGGCTCTTCGATCGCACGGACCCGACCAAGAGCTGGTCGATCCGCGCCGATCAGGTCTCCAGCGCGACGCGGATCCAGGTCCACAACTCGGTGGCCGGCGCCGTGGTCTTCAGCCTCACGGCGACCGGCAACGTGATTCTGACTTCGAGCGCGGCTCTCGGCCTGTCCGGCGATACGGCGCTCACCTTCAACGTCGGTAACCAGAACAGCTCGCCCGCGCTGTCGCTGACGACGGCCTCGAACGCCCAGAACACCGGAACGTCCGTGACGCTCAAGGCAACGTCGACCTTCACGGGCACGGGCGGCACCGCCTACGCCACCCAGATCGCGCCGACGTTCGCCCCGACGGCGACCTCAACGATGGCGGGCGTCGGACTCTTCATCAACCCGACGATCAACTACAGCGCCGGCACGCCGGGCGCCGGTGGCGTGACGGGCATCCTGCTGGAGTTCACAGAGACCGCGCTGCCGACGGGCGCCAGCTACTTCATTCGGGCGCTGCGCACGTCGGGCTCGCTGGAGCGCTACTCGGTGTCGCGGCTCGGCGTGGTGTCGCAGAACGCCAACGCCATCGCCCCGCCGGCGCCCATCGGCGACGAGATGGTCGCCCTCTGCCAGGCGGACGGCCAGGCCAACCGCATCCAGATGGAATCCTTCGGCGCCGCGAGCCAGATCACTGGCCGCCGCGCGAACGACACGAACGCCAGCCCGGACGCCCTCGCGGCCGACGACATCATCCTTCAAATGACGGCCCGCGGGTACAACGGCTCGGCGTACTCGTCGGCAGGTCGCGCCCACATCATGCTGAAGGCGCTCGACGCCTGGGTCTCCGGCGTGGACGAGAGCGCGTGGATCGACTTTCAGACGACGGCGATCAACTCGACGACGACGGCGACGGCGATGGCGCTCAAGAGCGGGCTGATCGTCGGCCTCCCGGCCTCCGTGACGGACCCCGGCGCCGGGTCGGTCAACCTCTCCGGCGTGTACCAGAAGGCCGGCGTCACCATCGCCGACTGGCACTACCAGGTGTACGGGGGGCTCACGGTCGCGGCAGCGACGACGACGTTCGGCGTGCCGTCCGTGTCGACGCACAGCGCCTCGGAGACCGCGCGGCAGATCGTCATGACGGTCGGCGGCGCCACCACGCGCACCATCAGGAACCTCCGCGTCCACACCTCGAACTCGCAGCCGGCCGGCGGGTCGCTCACCGTGACGATCCGGAAGAACGCGGCGGATACGGCGGTGATCGCGACGGTGGCGGCGACCGCTGGCGCGGGGGTCTACGCCGACACCACGAACTCCGTGACGTTCGCGAATGACGACAAGCTCTCGGTGGAGTTCACCAACAACGACGGCTCGAACGCGAGCGCCCAGATCTCCAGCATCGCCTTCGAGGCGACGGTCGGCGGCGCGTAGGTGAAGACCAAGCAGCGCACCCTGTACCAGTGGCCGAAGAAGCGAGGAGCCATGAAAGACCTGACCTTCGGATTGATGGAGCGGGACGTGCTCCGAGACCTCTACATCTGCGCGCGCGTGGGGGACCTCTACATCCTCGGCGGCGGCCAGCGGCTCACGGCGATGGCGAACGTCAACAAGAAGCTCTCCGCGCGCGTGCTCTCGCAGACGCTGCCCGACGGCTCCGAGGTGCTGACGCCGCTGGTGGACGGCTCGGCGACCGTGCTCCTCGAGGACGCGGAGTTCGGCGTGCTCAAGGAGTGCGTCAAGATGGTCTGCGAGGACGGCGTGAACCCCGGCACGGCGACGACGCGCCATCACGCGCGGATGTTCTCGGCCGACCGCGCCCTGGCCGTGCTCGAGTTCATGGACGCGGTCAAGCCGTACACGATGCCGGAGCCCGAGAAGGTGTCCGCCGCGTAGGCCATGGCGACCCTCGCCCAGAAGCCGCGCTGGTACGTCGACCTCGAGGGGCAGCCGGACTTCGTCGGCCCCGGTGACTTCGTGCCCGGCGACTTCGTGACGGACGGGGGCTCCATGTTCATCTCGACGGTGGACTCGGACGCGGGCACGGACCCGCGCTATGGGCTCATCGCCGAGCGCCTCGAAGTCACGCAACGGCAGTCGGACCCCATCTATCGGACGCTGGAGCCCACACGGGTGTCGGTGTCGCTGCAAAACCTCAACGGCGCGCTGACGGCCGTCTTCGGCGCCGATCCGCGTGGCGCAAACCTGGTGGTCCGTCGGGCGGACGAGGCGGACGGGTATCTGGCCACGCGATTCATGGGGCAGGTCTCTCAGCCTCGGCTCGGGGACCATCTCATCCTCGAGGCCGAGGACCTCAAGGTGTCCGTGCTCCAGGACGAGATCCCGAAGGGGACGGTGACCAACGAGCTCTTCCCCGACGCCCCGGACCTCGGCAAGCCTCTGCTCGTCGTGTTCGGCAACGCGACGAATGTCCCGCTCTGGCACATCCGCGACGATCGCGAGCTCAACGTCAACTACTACCTCGCGCCGCGGGCGGCCGGCGGCGGATCGCTCACGTTCAACCTGCTCAAGAGCGACGGGGTGGGGGGCCAGCAGTTCGAGGAGATCACGCCGGCGGAATACACGGTGCTCACGTCGCTCCCGGAGTACCCCGGCTTCACGATCGTCAGCTTCGTCAAGCGCCAGGAGCGGCACAACAGCGACGAGCTCCACCTGATCTACGCGGACATCTCGACGCCCGCGATTGACCGAAACTCCTCTCGGGTCCGGAAGAACATCCTGACGAATACCTCGTGGGGGCTCGGCCAGCCGGTCAACGCGGCCAGCTTCACCGCGGCCGAGACCCTGGTGGATCCGGCCACGACCAGCCTCTTCGCGGACGGCATCATCGGGCTCAACGGCCCGGAGCCCGCCCTCGACGTCCTCCGGCTGCTCGGCCAGTTCGCCGACCAGTGGCTGACGATGAACGAGGACGGGGAGTGGGTCGAGCACGTGGACACCTACACGCCGGACGTCGAGCTCGTGCTGCGCGACGGCGTGGGCGACGGGGTCCGGAACATCGTGGCCATCGGCGAGGTCACACCGCGGCCGACCGACCAGCTCATCCGAGCCGTGAGCATCGAGTACCGCCTCGGCTTCGACGGCACGCCGCTGCACACGATCACGCGCAACGTGACGCTCCCGAGTAACTTCGGGTCGACGCACGGCCGGGTGCTGGTCCTGGACGGGCGCTTCGTGACGAACCACGTGACGGCCGACAAGATCGCCTATCGCCGCATGGCCCGGATCAACTTCACGGATCGGTCGGTGCGGGTGACGTGCCAGCAGGATGCCCGCGCGATCGAATACGGCCACGTGGTCTCCCTGACGTACGCCCCACGTGGCATCAACGGGGCGATCTGCGAAACCTTCTCGGTCACGGACGGGCTCGACGAGGTCGTGCTCGACCTCTGGGTCGGGACGCAGGCGCTCTACGACGCGATCTACACCTACGTCGCGGGGCCGCTGCCGTCCGAGTCCGAGATTGATCCCATCGTCGACTTCTCGAATACGGCCCCGTCGCCGCCGACGCTGCTCTCGGTCCTCACCGAGGGGGCGCCCCTGGCCACCGACGGCACCGCGCGACCCTTCGTCGTGCTGCGCTACACGACGCCGAGCGTGAACTTCTCGCACTCGGTCGTGTACTACGCGGACCTCGCCGACAGCAAGATCATGGCGAGCGGGAACATGCTCGGGGCCGGCGTCGTGGACGCGCGCCTCGATGGCTTCACGGCGGGCCACACCTACGTCTTCCGGGCCGAGTCCTTCAACCGCTTCGGGCTCACCTCGAACCCCGGCGGCCCCATCGTGTTCTGGCTGGCGCCTGGCGACAAGGACGGCCCGGCGTTGCCCACGGGCCTCGCCCTGGTCGACAAGAAGCTCACGACCGCCGTCCTGAAGTGGACGCCGTCGCCGGAGAAGGATGTCCGCGGGTACAACTGGCAGCAGCACACCGGGGCGAATGGCTCGGGCTCGCTGATCGCGTCAGGCTTCGTCGAGGGTGCGACGCTGCCGGTGCAGGCCGGCTCGGCGGGCTACTCGTCGACGCACTACCGCGTCCAGGCCGTCGACTTCACCGGCAACACGAGCGGCATCGTGGCCGGCGCGGGGACCCCGACGTGGACCGCGTCTCTCGCGGTCACGTTCGGGCGGGCGGTGGGGACGGACATCGATGACCTGGAGATCACTGAGCCCAAGCTGGGGCCGCTGGCCGTCACCACAGGCAAGCGCCAGCCGCTCCTGGTGGAGCCCCACGCCTACTCACTGAACCCTGGCGAGTTCACCTCGACGCCGAAGTCTCACTCGCTGGGGGTGATCCCGAACATCACGATCGATTCCGGCAATCCGAACGTCGTGTGCTGGGCCACGAACATCACGGCCTCGGGGTTCAACATCACGCTCCTGAACGCGGCGGCCGGCGTCCGGACCGGGACCGCGGTCTTCTATTTCTGGTGATGGACGCGACCGCCCTCCGCCCGATCAAGTGCCCGGTGAGCGCCCACACGCTCTTCGAGCTGGAGGGGGGCGATCGGGTCGCCCTGAGCCCCCCGGTGCAGATCATCTGCCGATGCGGGCTGCGGTTACGGATCCTGGCGGTCAACCACATCACGATCCTTGGAGGATCGAAAGCGCCGGCAATCCGCGTACAATAGCGGCGTAACGACGCACACCTAGCGGCCAGCGGCCAGCGGCCTTGAGCCCAGAGCCCCGAGCCCTTCAGTCACGGAGGGTATAGGGGCATGTCCAAGACCAACGCGCTCGAAAATTCGCTCCTTCTGCTTTTGTTCAACGGGACCGCCATCGCGGACCTCGCCGAGAACGACGCCTCGAGCCCGGCGACCACCCTGACCGTCTCGCTCCATACGGCCGATCCGGGGGAGGCCGGCACCATGACCACGAATGAGACCGCCTACACGGGGTACTCGCGCGTCACGGTCAACCGGAACTCAGGCGGTTGGACGGTCACCGGCAACAGCGTCAGCCCCACCGCGAACATCGACTTCGGGGAATGCACGGCGTCGCCCGGGGCCGCCATCACGCACTTCGGCATCGGGACCGGCGTGAGCAACAACCTCATGTACAAAGGCCCGGTCACGCCGAACATCACCCTCGCGGTCGGCGTGATCCCCCGCCTGAAGACGACGAGCACGATTTCGGAAGACTGAGCCGGTGTCCAAGCCCCTCGGCACCGGCATGTTCACGCGATCGCCGCAGTACCGGCGCGCGATGCGGCTGCTCTCCGTCGACCCGGAGAGTCCGCTCGGTCGCCTGTACCCGCCGCCGCCGCTGACCGTGAACGACGGGCCGAGGCCCACCACGCACGACCACTCCCTGCCCGCGCGCCTGCTCGTCGTGATGCGCCGCGGGCTCACGCAACGCTGGCCCATCGAGGAGGGACCGCAATGAAGACGCTGCTGTTCGCGCTCGCGCTGCTCCTGGCCATCGCCGCCGAGGCTCAGGCGTGGTCGGCCGTGTACTCGTGGGCGCCGTCGGCGGGCGCCACGTCCTACCGGCTCGAGAAGTCGACCGACAACGGCGCGTCGTGGGCGCTGGTCTCGGCCACGGCGACGTCGCCGTTCACGTACACGGGCACCGAGGCGGCGCTGACGCTGTTCCGCCTGCACGCCTGCAACGCCACGGCCTGCACGCCGCGGCCCGCCGACGGATTCTGGCACGACGAATCGAGGCAGGTGCCCGCCGCGCCCGCGAGTCTCGGGGTGCAGTAAGACGTGGCCATCACGCGCTTCGTAAATACGGCTTCAACTGCTGGAGGCGACGGGACCACGAATAACACTTCGGGCTCGACGCGCGCCTTCGCCACGCTGCTCGAAGCCATCAACAGCCTGCCCGGCACGCTCACCGACCAGACCACGATCTTCTGCGATGGGTCGGGAGGCGCGGATACCTCGGCGGTGGATCAGACCCCGTGGGATTTCGCGACGTCGGCCACCAACTACCTCCTCATCACGACGACGGGCACGGCGCGTCATCAGGGGAAGTGGACCACGACGGGGAACGCGTACCGCCTCGAAGTCACGAACGCCAACGCGCTGTACGGCAACACCTCGGCCCACGTCCGCATCGACGGGCTCCAGGTGCAGGTGACGGTCAACGACGGCGATTCCTACGAGGGCATCAAGACGACGAACGCGAACCAGACGACGGGCACCGTCGACATGCGCGTCAGTAGTTGCATCGTCCGCGGGGTCCTCACGAGCGGGACGCTCATCGGGTTCCACGCGCGCCCGACCGGCGGGGCCACGGGCAGTACGGAATTCTGGAACTGCATCGCGTACGACTGCTCCATTGGATTCCAGGGGGAGTTCGTCTCCACCGAGTTCTACAACTGCACGGCCATCGGCGTGTCCGGTCAGTTTCCGTTCGTCTCCAACGCGACGAACGGCGCGCTCTGCATCAACTGCCTGGGGGAGGGCGGTGACGTCACGTTTGTCGTCGGTGGCGCCTACGCGGCGGGGACCAAGAACAACGCATCGAGTGACGGCTCCGCCCCCGGCACGAGTTCGCGCACGGGTCAGACCTTCACGTTCGTCAACGCGGCCGGAGACGATTACCACCTTGCCGCGTCCGACGCCGGAGCCAGGGGATTCGGCTTCACCGACCCAGGCTCCGGGCTCTTCGCTGACGACATCGACGGGGTGACGCGCGAGGGCGCGTGGGACATCGGCGCCGATCAGGTCCGACCGTTCGTGTTCACGCTCCCGAACAGGGGCAAGACACGCCCGCGCGCCTTCGCGCCGGGACTCGCGAGATAGGAGAACACCATGAGCCGACAGAGCTGGCAGGAATTGCTCACGTGGGCGACCGCCGACGGGGCGGCGATCCACACCACCACGACCGAGACCATCATCTTCCCGAACATCCTCATCCCGGCCAACTACATGAGCGACGGCCGGGTGCTCGAAGGCTACGCGGCCGGCAAGCTCAGCACCACGGGCACGCCGACCATCACCTTCGCGATCCGATGGGGCGGCGTCGCCGGGACGCTGCTGGCGACCACCGAGGCCATCACGAACGGCTCGGGCGTGACCAACGTGATGTGGGAGGTCCGCTTCATCATCCAGACGCGGGCCAACGGCGCCACGGGCAGTCTGTTCGTCACCGGCAGCGCCGACGTCCACACGGCCGCAGCCACCGTCGTCCGCAACGTGTTCTCGGTCTCCGGGTTCGACGCACCGGCTGCCGTGACGGCCGACCTCACCGCCGACACGGCGCTCTCGCTCACCGCGGACTGGAGCGCGTCGAGCGCGTCGAACACCCTCACGGGCCACGTCTACACGCTGAAGTCGCTGAACTGACCCCGCATGGCCCTGATGTACGCGCACGGCGCCCGGCAGTGGCTGACCGCAGACTCGGCCACGACCACGTACGTCGAGACGTGCACGGACGTCCGGACCGGCCAGACGTTCAGGCCGAAGGCGATCAAGGTCTGGACGCAGGGGCTCGGCTCCGGGGCCGACGCCAACTCCACGACGGCCCACTTCCGCAAGTGCATCGGCTTCGCGACTTCGGCGACGAACCGCCGCTGTGTCGCCTCACAGGATCAGGACGCGGCCGGGACGCAGGTCTGTACGGCCGGCCAGCGCACGGACGCGGTCGCCGCCACCGTGACGAGCACGCCCGCGTTTGACGGGCTGCTCGACATTCAGTCCTTCGACGCGGCGGGCTTCACGTTCATCGTGGACGACGCCTCGCCGGTGGACATCACCGTCTTCTGGGAAGCCTGGGGCGGCGACGACTCGATCAGCGCCAACGTCGTGGACATCACGGAGCCCGGCAGCGCCGGCAACCAGACCTACAGCGTCGGGTTCCAGCCGAGTGTCCTGATGATCGCCGGCTGCCAGCACAACGCGGCCGATGGCTCGGCGCGCCAGGACTCCGGGATCTGCCTCGGCTTCGCGACCAGCGACCGTGCCGCCGACAACGTCGTCATCCTCGGGAACTCCGACGACGCCTCAGGCACCTCGGACTGCGACGCCTACTGCCAGACCGGCGAGTGCCTGGCCATGATCGCGATCGGTGGCGGCAACGCGACGGCCCGGGCCAAGCTCGCGAACTGGACGCAGGACGGGTTCGTCCTCAACTGGATCGCCCGCGCGACGACGAACCGCCGCTACATCGCCCTCGCCATCTCTGGCGGACAGTGGCAGGCCGGCGCGTACACGATCGCCGGCAACAGCGGGAGCGCCACCGAGACGGTCTCCGGTCTTCCCTTCGTCCCCCTCGGCGTCTCCACCATCGGCGTGATGACGACGCAACCCGCGGCGGGCACGTCCGGGGCTCAGGACCGCATGGGGATTGGCTGCGGCTCGAGCACGACCTCTCGTCGGTCCATGGGCGGGCTGTCGCAGGACGGCCAGGGCGCGGCGGCCCTGGTCAACCTCACGATGCAATACGACCAGGTCCTCTGCTACCCGGACACCTCGGGGGGCGTGCTCGCGGCCTACGACATCGACGCCATGCTCGCGGATGGGTTCCGCATCATCGTCGACACCGCCGGCGGCGTAGCGAACGAGTGGCAGGGCTACCTCGCGTTCGGTGGCAAGTCGCCGACCGGGCTCAACAACTACCAGGCCGTCCGCGTCGGCAACGGCATGGGTACGGGCGAGAGGATCCGCTAGGTGTCGTTCCCACAGCGACGGTCGCCGTACTTCAGCTTCGCGCGGTCTTCGCCGGCGGGTGGGGGGCCGACGGTCATCGAGGCTGATGGCGCGTCAACGGCTAGCGCGACGGTGAGCGCCGTCAGTGGCGCCATCGCCGGGAGCGTCGCGGCGGTGACGGCCGTGGCGACAGCCGCCGCCGTGGCGGCGGCCCTTGCGCTTACGACCGCGGCCGCAGCCGGCGTCACCACGGACAGCGTGGCCGCCAGCGCGATCGTCACGACCGCTGCGAGCTCGAGCGGCGCCGCGACCAATGACGCGAGCAGCGCGACGGTGCTTGTCGCTGACGCCTCGGCGTCAGGATCGGCTGGCGGCGGCGGCGGCGGCGGGGCCACGGCTGGCTGCGAAGGCAGCGCCGCTGGGTCTGGGGCCGGGGCAGGCGTCGGCGCAGCGCTGGCCGGCACCGTCGGCGCCTCGAGTGCGTCGGCGGCATCGGATGGCGTCAGCGGCGCGACCGCGGCCGCGGATGGCGCATCGTCCGGGGCTGCCGTCGGTTCTGGCGTGTCCGTCACCGTCATCACCACCGCCGGCAGTTCATCGGGGGCTGCGAGCCCGCAGGGCGTCAGTGGCACCACCGCCGGAGTGGTGGGGGTCAGCGCTGGCGTCGCCGAGGCCCTTGGTGCTGGCGACGATGGAAACGCGGTCGGATCCGATGCCGAGTCGAGCGGAACGGCGAGCGTCTCCGGCGTCGGATCGGCGACCGCTCAGACGGCAGGAGCTACGACTGGCGCCGCGACGGGGGCAGGCGTCGGCGCGACCATCGCGACGGCGACGGCGACGGGGTCTGGGAGCGCGCCAGTCTCCGCGACTGGCGCTTCCACGGCCACCGCTCAGGTCTCTTCGGATGGCGCGGCCACGGCGAGCGCGACCTCCGGCGTGACGGCGGCCGTCGTGGCGACCGCTGCGGGCCAGGCCTCGGCGACCGCCGAGCCCTTCTCGTTGATCCTCACGCCGGTACCCGAGCACGAGCAGGTGAGTGGCGGAGCACCGTGGCGGGCCCTCGAGGGGACGCCGTCATGGCAGGCCATCGACGGTCCGTCGTGGCAGGAGGTCTCATGAGCGTCATTCCTCAGCGCCAGGTGCCTTACCGCTACAAGCAGCCGGACGAGGTCCGCAAGGCAACCTTCAACTTCGGGGCGAAGGCGGGGGCCGGCGTCGAGTTGTCCGGGGCGCCGACGCTCGTCGTGCCGGCGGGCATCAGCGCCTCCCCGCCCACCGTCGATGGCATGCGCGTCACCGTGCTCGTCAGCGGCGGCACGCTGGGGCAGATCTACCGGATCTCGTGCCGCCACGCCGTGACGAGCGGCGAGGTCTTGGAGCTCGATGTCGACATCGGGGTCGAGGACGCGAATTGAGCCCGGAGTCGTGCGGTGCCCGATGAGCCGCAGCGCGGCCGCGCCGTCAAGGGGCTCATGGCCGGGCTCGTGCTCGTCGGCAGCATCCTCGGCGGCAGCGGTAGCGGCCTGGTCGTCTACGACGTCAAGCACTCGTGGCTTCGCGCCGACGTCGACCGCCTCGAGCGCGAGCACCACCGCGACCTCGAGCAGGTCAAGGGCGAGCTGCGCGCCCTGCGGGACGCCTTCGAGGCCGCACGCGTGAACGACGCCAGGGCGGCCGGCGAGGCGAGCGAGCGGATCCGTCGCGCGCTGGCCGACTTCGAGCGGATCGAGTCACGGCTCGAGCGCTATCTCCCGAGGCGCCCGTGATGGCGCCGGGCGTGTCGCAACTCGGCGGCGCCGTCGCCGTCGTCATGGCGATCCTGGTGGGCGGGAACGCGCTGCTGGCTCAGCATCGCCACGGGGCGTCGCATCGGGCGCAAGCCGAGGCCGTACCGGAGGCCACGCAGGACACCTATGGCGAGGTGCGCGACGCGGCCGGGGAACTCGCCGACCGGGCGTCGCGCCTCCGCCAGAAGATCGAGGCCATCGAGGGGACGACGCCGCCTACCACACCGCCGGTTCGCCCGGAGCCCGAGGTAGCCCGCGACCGATTCATCGCCGCCCCGGCCCCCGCCTCGTGCCCGACGCGCGCCACGCCGGGGTACGTGCGCGGCGGGTATCGGCCGCCAGAGTGTGCCGCCAAGAGGCAGGCGCCGTGATCGCGGCGGTCGCCCTCGCTGTGGCCTCCGGTCTCGTCATCCACGCCATCCTCGTGAACGACCCCTTCGCGCCGGCCGCGCTCTTCGTCGGCGCTGTGCTGGGCTGGAAGGGGCGGGAGTCGATCTGATGGCCGCTGTTCCGATCGCCACCATCCTCGACCTCGCCCGCCAGGGACTCAGCCAGGGCGAGATCGCCTCACGCGTCGGGCGCTCGCGCCAGGGCGTGAACTACCGAATTCGGGCCGCCAACGGCCGCGTGCCGCCACGGAGCGCCGCGCAGGCCGCCACGGGATACCCCAGGACGCCAGAGCGCCCGCCGGAGGCCTGTACCCCCTGCGGGAGGCCCGTGGGGGGCTCCTACGGCAAGGGCGGGCCTGTGTCGCTGCTGGAAGAGCCGGACTGCTGCCGGTGGTGCGCGCGGCCCCTGACGGACGAGGCGAAGGCGCGGGCGCCCCTGGCCGGCTACATCGAGCTGGCCCGCACAACGGCTCGCTCACCGGCCTCCGTCCGGGCGCACCGGCGGGCCGAGACGGACGTCTCGTGAGCCTCTGCGCCTCGTGCGGCACGGAGACGGGCGACGCGGGGATCTGCGCGTACCACCACGCCGTCTACAACGACACCGAGTGGGCGCGCTTCAACGCCATCTGGTGCGCCTTCATCCATCGCGGCCAGGCGCTGCCGAGGCTCCCGAAGGAGGAGCGGGACCCGCTGTTGGCGGAGGCCGTGGCGACGGCGCCCGCCGAAGGCTACTTCGACGAATGAGCCCTCAGGCCCACCTCGGATGTCACCCGATGATTCCGTGCCGTCGGTGTCGCGCCAAGGGCGACCGCAACGGAACCGGAGCCTGCCAACGCGGCTGCTGGACCAAGAAGAAAGGAGCCCCCTCATGAATCGAGACCAACTCCTCACGGCCCTGACGCCCCTCATCGTCACCGTCCTGATTCCGCTGGTGATGAGCCAGGCGAAGAAGCTCATTCCCGAATCGTGGAAGCCCCTGATCCCGACGCTGGCCGTGGCCCTCGGCCCGCTGGCCGACCTGGCGATCTCGTGGCTGACCGGCAAGGCGGCGGACCCGGCGCTCGGTCTGCTCTACGGCGGCGCGGCCGTGGCGCTCCGGGAGATCGTGGACCAGGTCAAGAAGGCCGTCAACGCGCCGCTGGTCAAGCTCGCGGTGCTCGTGACCGTGGGGCTGCTGGCCCTCGGCGCCTGCACGCTCTCCACCCCGATCGAGGGCAAGTCCTCGGCCGAGCGGATCTCGGACGCCTTGCGCTGCTACGACGGCATGAAGTCCAACACCCTCATGGTGGCCAAGATGCGCGTGGAACTCGGCCCGGAGCCGACCACGAGCCAGAAGATCGCGTTCGTGGAGCAGCTGAGCGCGGCGGAGATCCCGCGGTCCTCAGCGGATGCTTGTGCCGCAGCCATCGCCAACGCCCTCGCCGCACGGGCCGTGCGGGAGAAGGCGCAGCCGGTCAAGCCCTAGCGGATCATCCTGAACCAGAGCCGGGTTCGGTGGCAGCCACGCTCCCGCCGCACCCGGCCTCGCCCCGCCGGCCCGGTTCAGCCACCTGGCCCCAGCGCGGAAGCTCAGCCATCAACGCACCACCACGTCACCGACCGCGGCACCGACGGCAGGCAAAGCCCACGCAACGTACGACCATGCCGTACTGAACTCGTGACATCGACCGAGATCTCGTACTGAAACTCGACGCCGTCCGGTGCGTCGACGACTCGGACGATCCGGCACGAGTGGCCGCCGAGGAGAAATCGGCGCCCGACGCGGATCGCTGACTCTCGATCAGGCATCTTTGCTCTCCCACCCGCCGCGATCCATTTCGACGGCGATGCGCTCGGCCTGAGCCGCGAGTCCCACGAACGACAGCCGAATCGCGTTGACGCTCTCGGCGAAGCGACGAAGGAGAATCCCGCTGTAGTAGGGGCGCCACCGTCTCGGCCCGTGGTCGGCCATCAACACGACAAACATCACGCGCGGGTTCGTGACGGAGTAGATCGTGTATCGAGCCCAGCGGGGGAGACTGAGAACCCAGTGGCCGTTCACGTCGCCATCTTACCCTACCGCCCGAACCTCCGATCAATCGCCGCACTTACGGCCGCCTCAAGCGCCGCGGTGTCTGCGCTTGGGGCGTCGGCGGTGGCAGCGTCGAAGAAGTCGCCGTGCAGAATGAGGGCCGCGAAGTCCCCGGACAGCCCCGACTGCCTCAGGCAGAGGAAGAGGTAGAAGTCTGATGCCGGCACCGTGACATGCCGCACGATCGCGCTGGAGCCAGAGATCAGGAGTCCGCTCGCGCCAGAGCGGCCGAGCCCGCAAAAGCCCACCGTCGAGGCAAACTCCAGTCCCACCCCCCACAGCGCGAGGGGCGTGCCGGCGTTGAGGTTGGTCCCGGCCGTCACGCTCTCGAAGGCTGTCATCTGTCCGACCCCGACGGCGATCAAGCCGGGAATCGGTTGGGCGTCGGACACGTGCGGGACGGACAGCAAAAACAGCAGACCAGCCAGTAGCAGTACGGACGTCTTCATGGGAACCCCCTTGTGTGTTCGATAGGGTTTGGAACGTCTCACGCCAGCAGCGCGCCGAACCACCACGGCGCGGCGTCTGGGATGAGCAGCACGGCGAGCGCATCCCGCCACTTCGTCCGCCTGGTCCCCGGCAGGAAGAGCTGCTCCGCCGGCTCCTCCTCGCCCCACGGAAACTCCGCCTGCCCTGGCCGGATCAGCTTCGTCTTCCTCCGCCGCCACCGAACACGACCGCCCTCGAGCACCTCGACGACGGGGTACTCCACCAGGAACTCCATCTCGATCTGCTGGGCATCGAGCCCGGCCCGGACGAGCCGCGGGTAGGGCGGGCCCTGCGGATGAGGCGCGAGCGCGAGGTAGCCGATCATCGACGCCTCGAGCTCGATCGCGCCGAGCCACCCGGGCGAGCCGAGGTAGAAGTCCAGGTGGCCCGGATGGCCGAACCAGTGCGCGAGCGCGTGGAAGGCGGAGAACGTCCGGTACTTCTCGCTCAGGCCGGCGTTGAGGGTGATCTTCGCGGGCGGCTTCCGGACGAGCTGCTCGTCGGCCTCCTGGTGCTTCAGTTCAACCGCGAGCCGTTCGGCGGCGGCAGCAGAGAGGAAGTCCTCGAACGTCATCACGCGGCGCGCGAAGTCGCGGACGCGCGTTTGCACGAGCTGGATCAGTTGGTCGCTCACCCGTTCGCGAGCCGCCTGTTGAGATCTGACGTGGAGCGGGCGACGGCGAATCTATAGCGGGTGACGGCGCCGTGTCAATGGGGACGCTTGCCCTTCGGGTCGCGCGCCTCGGCGATGAGCATGGCCTTGTACTCCGCGAGCCCGCGCTTCAGCTTCTGGGCGTAAGCCTCAAGCTCTCGCTCGGTTTCAGCGAGGCGCTCGCGGTAGCGCTCGCGCGCCCCCTGGCCTCCGGGCAGGTGGGTGAACGGGTCCAGCTCTAAGTCGGCGTGCATGAAGCCGAGGAGGTCGGCGACGTAGGGGAGGGAGTCGGTGCGATCTAACGCCTGGTCGCGAGTGTCCGATGGCGCGCTATCGATTCCAAGCAGCTGCTCAACCGTCAATCCGAAGACTTCGGCCAAGCCGGCGAGGAGAGGTCCGCGAGGGTAGGACCGGCTGCGCTCCCACTGGCTGACGGCGTTGAGAGAAACACCCAGCTTGGTTGCGACGACGCCTTGGTTCCATCCGCGACGTTCGCGAAGGCCCTTGATCTTCGGGCCGAATTCCGCGGTCAATTTAACGATTGACATATGTTCAAGTTAACGTGTAGTCTCCTCGTCCATGGAAACACGTTTAGTTGAATACGCCGCGACCACGTCAGGTGTCAAACGTGGCCTGAGGGCAGCAGGACTCTCGCAGCGCCGGGCCGCGCTCGCCACCAGC